GCGGCTGCACGGGATTGACATCCGCGCCGGCACTCCCTGCCACCACGCTGGCAAGCGATTGCTACAACTCCATGTTCCGCGGCTGCACGGGGTTGACATCCGCGCCGGCACTCCCTGCCACCAAGCTGGCGAACTCCTGCTACTACTCCATGTTCTACGGCTGCACGGGGTTGACGCAAGCGCCGGCACTCCCTGCCACCAAGCTGGCAAGCTACTGCTACAACTCCATGTTCAGCGGCTGCACGGGGTTGACGCAAGCGCCGGCACTCCCTGCCACCACGCTGGCAAGCTACTGCTACAACTCCATGTTCCGCGGCTGCACGGGATTGACATCCGCGCCGGCACTCCCTGCCACCAAGCTGGCGAACACCTGCTACAACTCCATGTTCCGCGGCTGCACGGGGTTGACGCAAGCGCCGGCACTCCCTGCCACCACGCTGGAGAGCTCCTGCTACAGCTCCATGTTCTACGGCTGCACGGGGTTGACGCAAGCGCCGGCACTCCCTGCCACCACGCTGGCAAGCTACTGCTACTACTACATGTTCTACGACTGCACAAAACTTGCACATGTTAAATGCCTTGCGACCGACATATCTGCATCAAGTTGTGTGGCATCGTGGCTTTCCGGCGTGGCCTCATCCGGCACGTTCGTCAAGGCGGCGGCAATGACCTCATGGCCGTCCGGCGCAGACGGCATTCCGGGGGGCTGGACAGTTGAAGACGCAGCATAGGTATGGACTGGACTACAATAATCACGGCAGCGGTGTCCGCCCTCGGAGGGGGCGGATGCTGGGCCGCCATAAAGGCGGCGGTGGACAAGAAGAAAAGCCCTTACGACCGATATGTGCAGCTGCTCGATGAACATGAAAAGTTTTATCAGCAGATGTGTCAAAAATTGGACATGGAGCAAAAGGACAGCGCGATGAAGTCGCATGTAATCGCACAGACCACGAAGTGCCCTCACCGCTTCAAGGACCCGGCGGCCCCATGCCCGGTTGATGCCGCAAACGATGAACGGCTGATGCGAATTTGCAAACTCTGCAAGGAGGAGGGCGGCAATGATTGAGAGTGTATACTTCAAGGAGGCGGAGTTCAAGGCGTGTACCCCGTCATGTTCACTCCAGGACATGGACGCGAGGCTGATCTCGATGCTTGACCTCGCCCGTGCCAAGGCCGGAATCCCGTTCGTGCTCAATTCGGCGTTCCGTCCCGTGGCGTGGGAGAAGTCCCACGGACGCGCCGGTACTTCGGCCCACTGCACAGGCAAGGCGGTGGACATCCGTTGCGGCGGATCGGCGGCGCGCTTCAAAGTGGTGACGGGATTGCTTGCTGCCGGGTTCACGCGCATAGGCATAGGTCGCACGTTCGTGCATGCGGACTGCGATACCACCAAGGCTCAACAGGTCATCTGGGACTACTACGATGAGTGAGCGGTTCATTTTTACGGGTGCGGTCACACTGGCCGTGCTCGTTTTTGCCCTTGGCTACGTGATTGGCCGCAAAGGGCATACAAACGGGCAGGAAGCGGCTATGAAGCCCGAGGTGGTAGAAGTTATCAGACGGGACACCATACGGATTGAAAAGCCCGTTTTTGTGCATTCCTCCGTCAAGGACTTCATCCTTGTTCCCGTTAGGGACACGGTGAGGGTTACGGACACCGTGTACACGGTCATCCCGAGGATTGAACGGGTGTACGAGGACAGCACCTACCGGGCGGTGGTGTCCGGCTACGATCCGCGCCTTGAACAGCTGGAGATCTACCGGAAGACAGCCACGCAGGTGGTCACCCTCACGCAGATGGAACGGCAGTCCCGTCTCGGCTTTGGCCTTGCCGCCGGGCCGTCCGTGCTCATCGATGTCGGGGGTGCGCCCCGGTTCGGCTTCGGTGTCACCGCAGGTGTGCGGTGGAATTTCTGACATAGACTCCATATAGACTCCATATCGCCGTCCGGGATGGGCGGCGATAATTTTTTTTGTCTTTTTTTGAAAATTGCTTGCAGAATTCAAAAAATAGATATACCTTTGTCATACCAAGAACAACGGATAAACACTTAAAGCAGGCCACCGCTCAAGAGTGGGGTGGCAAAAGAAGATGAAAAGCATGTATGAAATCAAAGTCGCAACGGTGAAGGTGAATGACGGACAAAAGGCACACGCTTCCGAGGTCAAAGAAATGGGAGTCGCGAAGCTCCTGAAGTCCAGCCGCAGCCCGTACGAATACTTCCGCCTCTTCGACAATGAGGCTGAGGCCCGTGCATGGGCCGAGAAATTCGCCGGAGCTTTCGGCGGGAAATACGAAGCAATCCTCATCTCCGAGAAACAGTTCGCTGAAGACATCCTCCCGACCCACGATCAGCAGGCGGAAGCCATCGCCCTGTAAGATGAAGGCAAAGGTCTACTCGGTTCGCATCTCGGAAATGCGGGAAATTTCCCCGAAGGCGGTGAAAATTACCGCCTTCGACGGAAGTTCCGACATCTTCCCGAAGTCCGCAGTTTTGGGATGGGATGATGAGGTGGGGAAATGTGAGGCGGTATGGATCGCCGCATGGATCCTGTCTAAGAAAGGACTCCAGTATTCCACCAAGAAGGTACGGTACATGGATGATTGCGGGAAGCTTTGGAGAGAACGCCCGGTCATAGAGAAGGAACTCCACCTTGCACCGGCTGTCACACCGGTGGACAACAATGAAATAGATGAACTACGGATATCAGAATGAAGCCCGGGGGCGGCTGGGGCGCTGGAAAGTGGGCGCACTGTTCATGGAAGCCGGAACCGGTAAAACAAGGGTGGCACGAGATCTCATACTGGATTCCGGGGCAGACAGCTGCCTTTGGGCCGGGCCTCTCCGGACTTTGGAAAACGCGCGGGCGGAACTGCTGAAATGGGGTGGCCTGCCGATACCTGTGAAGTTCGTGGGAGTGGAGAGCCTGTCGCAGTCCGGAAGGGTGTACCTGGAGACGGCGGAATGGGCGGAAAAGGCCGGAGCAATGTTCATGGTTGTGGATGAAAGCCTCAAGATCAAGAACGCGGAAGCCTTGCGCACCCGGAGAATAACAGAAGTAGGGCAAAAGGCAGCCTACAGGCTCATTCTGAACGGGACGCCGTTGTCGCGCAACCTGCTGGACCTTTATCCCCAAATGAATTTCCTGTCACCGAAAATCCTAAACATGACGGCAGGCCAGTTCAAGGACACGTTCTGCAATTACGAGACCTTTTATCGGCGCATCGGAACATGGCGTAAGAAGATCGGGGAGAAAATCACGGGATATGCCAACATCGATTACCTCTACAGCCTGATCTCCCCTTATGTCTACGAGTGTGATCTTCAGTTGCGGGTCAGCCAGAACTGGCACACTCTCTGGTATTCCAGGACTCCGGAGGAGAGGGACAGGTATCAGGAAATCAAGGATTACTGGCTGAGCTTGGACGGGCTTGACGACTGGAGCAACAACATCTTTTTGGCGATGACCCAAAAATTGCAGCACTCCTACTGTTGCAGCCCTGCAAAGGCGGAGGCGGTGCGCCGCTTGTTCGTTTCCGGCGAGGCGGCAGAGGCCCGGACACTCATTTTCTGCAAATTTATCGACAGCCAGGAGTATTGCCGGCAGATATTCCCGGAGGCGCGCGTGCTGAGTTACCAGAAGGAGGCGCTCGGGCTCAATCTCCAGGACTATGCCGTGACCGTATTCTGGGACAAGACATTCGATTGGGCGCTGAAAGAGCAGGCGAGCCGCCGCACGTTCAGAACCGGGCAATTACGGGACTGTCAATATTACGATCTGACGGGAGACGCCGGTCTTGAACGGGTCATAGATCGGAACATCGAGGCGAAGGTCGGGATGCTGGACTATTTCAAGAGAAAAACCAAAGAAGACATATCGGAAGAATTATGAGCACAAAAATATATCAGAACATCAACGTGTGGGATGCTGCCCGTGAGCGGCTGAAGACCATATACAGCGAGTTCGACCGTGTATGCGTGTCGTTTTCCAACGGCAAGGACAGCGGGCTGATGCTCAATATGGCCATAGATGTGGCCCGCGAGTTAGGAAAACTTCCCGTTCATGCCATGTATATCGACATGGAGGCGCAGTACCGCCATGCCATCGAGTTCACGGAGCGGATGTTCAGCCGCCCGGAAGTGGACGGGTGGTGGATCTGCCTGCCGATACATCTGCGGAACGCCGTGTCGCAGATCAAACCCTACTGGCTTTGCTGGGACAAGGACAAAAGGGACGCCTGGGTACGAGAATATCCAAACAATCCGCACGTAGTGACGGATGAGGGGTACTTCCCGTTCTTCCGGCGCGGCATGGAGTTCGAGGAATTTGTGCCGCAGTTCGCGGAATGGTTCGGCCAGGGGAAGAAGACGGCAATCTGCGTGGGCATCTGCAGCGATGAAAGCCTCAACCGTTTCAGGACAATCCGCAACGAACGGAAGGAGACCTATCATGGGCTGATGTGGACGACTAAACTATTCCCGGGCTCCGACAAAGAAATATACAACTGCTATCCGATCTACGACTGGAAAGTCCGGGACATCTGGATAGCCAACGGCCGCCAGGGTTATGACTACAACCGCATTTATGACATCATGCAGATGGCCGGGGTGCCGCTCGACAAGCAACGTCTCTGCCAGCCTTACGGGGATGACCAGCGGCAAGGGCTCTACCTCTTCAAGATCTTGGAGCCGGAGACATGGGCGAAAGTGGTGAACCGGGTTGAGGGGGCGAACATGGGGAACCGCTACAGTGAAAACGACCGCACGGTGCTTGGGAACTACAAGGTCAACCTCCCGGAAGGGCACACCTATGAGAGTTATGCCAAATTCCTGCTGGCCACCATGCCGCCGTATCTCGCCGAGCATTACACGGAGAAAATCACCAAGTTCATCGACTGGTGGAAGAAGGAGGGCGTGGCCGTCATACCGGAGACAGCGGATCTGCGGGACGAGACCAAGCGGAGCGCACCGAGCTGGCGGCGCATCTGCAAGGTTCTGCTGAAAAATGACTACTGGTGCAAGGGACTGAGCTTCAGCCAGACGAAGAGGGAATTGGAGAAACAGGTGGAGATGATCACGAAATATAATACTGAATTATGATAGAGAACATTTTGAAGGACTACCTGCCTTTCGAGGAAAAGGTCAAGGTCTTTAACGAAATCACCGCCGAGTTGTATGAGTGGCTCGGCATCGACTGTCCATGCTGCAACACGCAGCTGGTGCCTGCGGAGCAGGTGCAGGGAAACGACTACAACCCGAACCATGTGGCGCCGCCGGAAATGCGGCTGCTGAAACTCTCCATGGCCAAGGACGGTGTGACCATGCCCGTCGTAGTCTGCGATACCCCTGACAATAGGGAGCACCCTTATACGGTGGTGGACGGCTTTCATCGCACCACTGTCATCCAGCATGACAAGGCGGTCCGAGAAAAGATGCACGGGTATGTGCCCGTGTCCAGGCTGAACAAATCCTTGGAAGACCGTATCACGGCCACTGTCCGCCATAACATGGCGCGTGGGACTCACCAGGTGGAGTTATCGGCGAAACTGGTTACGATGCTGAAGAAACACAATTGGACAAATGCCCGGATCGGCAAGGAACTGGGCATGGAGCCCGATGAAGTGCTGCGTCTCAAGCAGGTCACCGGACTTGCGGAGGCGTTCAAGGATGAGGAATTTTCAAAGAGCTGGATATAGATGGGACGCGGAGGTGCAAGGCCGGGGGCGGGCCGCAAGGCGGGGAGCCTCTATCCCAAGACGGTTGCATTCCGGGTGTCGGAGGCTACGGAATCTGCATATCGGCAACTGAAGGGCGCCGGGGTTGACATCCGGGAGGAATTTGAGATTATGATCCGTAAATTATCCCGGATTGTCCTTGGTGTATGACGGGGAGGGGCTTCGGCCTCTCCCTTTTTCAATCCCCGAGCACGTAGTCCAGCACCTGCCGGTGCGCCCTGTCCACCTTCCGGAGGTCGATGGCTATGTATATGAGCGTGACCGCGGATCCGTGGCTGTGGCCGAGGGCGGAGCTGATGACCTCAACGGGGATGTCCAGTTCGGCGGCGAAACTCGCCCACGAATGCCGCGCCCAGTAGAAGGTCACGGGCGGCAACCCGAGGCGTTTCGCGAGCCGCCGCAGCCCGGCGTTGAGGTAACTTGCGGCGGAATCGTACGACCCTTTAGTGAGGGGCGCGAAAAGTTTGCATCCTTTCCTGTACGGCTCAAGAACGGGGGCAAGTTCCGGCACGACCGCGATGGAGTAGTGTTTCCCGGTCTTGGCGCGGTCGTACTCGATGCGCCCGTTGACGATAGATTTCTCCGTCATCCGCGAAATGTCCACGGGGTTCGCCGCTATCATCAGGAACGAGGCCTTGAAGAGGTCGAGTGCTTTGCGTTCCTGCCTGCCTTCCGGCTCAGCCGTCCACAGCATGCGGAACTGGTCACGGGTAAGGGAGCGCTTGCGCGTCTGGACGGTCTTGCGCCTGACGTCCGCGAACGGATCGGCGCTGATGATGCCGTCCCGTTGCGCCTGGTGGAAGATGGCGGCGAGGTTGGTGAGGAACGTGTTCCGGGTGGTCGGGGAGTATTCCGCCGTCACCCACGTGTCGAGCTTGCGCGCCCACTGCGATGTGAACGCCCCGATGTCCCGGGCGGCGGCCTTGGGGTCGTAGCGGTCGAGGCTGTTGAGCATTGTCCTGTAAGTCCGGGCCGTGGTGCCGCTCTTTGTCGCGACAAATTTGTCCGCATATTCCCGGAACGGATGTGCCGGCCCGGTGTCCCCCGAGCCCCACAGGCGCGCCTTGAGGTCTTGCGCGATGTCGGTGACGGACATGTCCTTTGCCGCTCCGGAGAGGGCCAGTTCCCGGGTGCGGTCTTCCGCCGCTATTAGCAGCTTACCGAGCCACGCGTTGAGGTTGCCGCGCTGGGGATGCCTGACGATCTTCTTCGAAGGCGCATCCCACTGACTTGGGGCTACTTTGACCCCAGTGTCCAGCAGGGCCGTCCGGGAGTGGTTGTTGATCATCAACCGCACCCGTCCGCAGCCGTTGACATCAAGCCTGCGGCCGTCAAAATAAAGGGAAATCCGTATCATTTGGTATGCATTTTTTGTTCAGTTTCCTTGCGCCGTCCGGAATTGGCCAGCCCCTTTGTGCGCCTTTCCGCTCTCTCGCATGTTACCGCTCTGGCGGCGATGCGCCCTTGCAAGGCCGTGGGGCGCAAAAAATTGTCGTAACTCATTGACGTTTCCGCAACACTCGCTGCGATTCTTTGTAAGTGATTGATAGGGTTGCATTTGCGTTGATTGCCCGGAATGGCCCGGCAGTCCTTGCTCAGTCTTTCGGCGGATTTTCACCGTTCCCGTCCTTTTTGTCCGGAAGGACGCCGGCCCGGGTGAGGCGGTCAACCAGATCCCACAGGCGTTCCTTTTCAGGGTCGGGGGCCGGGGGCTTCTGCTGCATCCGCTGGAGCTCCGACTGGAGGGAGAGCACGCGGTTGGAAAGGTCTGTCATCTGCTTCATCATAGCGGAAAGGTCGGTCAGCCATTGCGTGTTGACCTCCAAGGGCGGAATGTCGGCGCGCGGGTCATTTCGGAGAGGCTCGGGCGGTTTCTCGGACTCCGGGGGCGCGGCGTATGAGTTGCCCTCGCCCGGGATGAGGGAGCCCACGCCCGTCAGGAGGAAGCCGATGTCGAAGCCGTATGCCTCGTGCAGGGCTTGGGCGCGCTGCTTGCCGATAGCGGTTGCCCCGGAAAGGATACCGCTCATTGTTGACGCTGATATTCCAACGCGGTCGGCGGCATCTTTGTATTTTATACCATGTCGGTCAAAATAGGCCCTTATCTCTTGTCCTTGAGAGCCGGGCGTAAATTCTTTATTCCTCATTGCTCAAAAAAACTTCACTTTTATTTTGCGTATTAAAAAATAAAAGCTAACTTTGTACCCGAAAGCAATACAGAAGCGGTTGCAAAAATAATAAATAAATTTATAAAACATGAAGACAACGGACAACAAAGCAAAGGCTACGGTCAAGATCTTAGACATCGACATCCTGAGAGGGACATACACCCTCATGGTGGGACTGAACCTCAAGACAATCACAAGCGACGAGTACCGGCAAATGCAGACGATCGGGCTGTACTGGAACAGCGGGCTGAAGCGTATAAGCTGGGGCCTGTACATGTTCAACGAGGCTAACGCCATGTATGGTGACGGACGCGCCAAGGCCGGGATGATTCGCCGGATACTGGGACTTTAAAACAACTAAAACAACAAGAAAATGGAAACGAAAAAGAACGAAAAGACAATCACAAGGGAGCAGGCTGATAAGGCCGCCGATACGCTGAAGGCATACTACAAGCAAAAACGGGCAGAGGGGGACATGAGCGGAGGAGAGGACGTATCGAGCATGTTCCTCGTTATGCAGGCCGGTACGCACCACATTTCAATTTGCGAAGGCGTCGCAGGCAATCTTGTCGCAGAACTAGTCGGCGTCATGTGTGCGAACCCGGATCTTGTCAAAGTTTTTGGACGGGCGCTGGATCTCATGAACGACAACAGCCCACAGGCATTAGCCCTCAAGGGAATGGCTAAAAATCTTTTCGGATGTAAGGTTCTGAACTGATTTTTTGCTCCGAAAGTTCACTTTTATTTCGAGAAAATTCACAAAAATTCACTATCTTCAAGACATGGAAAAGGAAAGGTTGATGACGGAGGCGCAGAGGGCGCGCAAGCGGCGCTATGAGAGGCTGCGCACGCAGTATGAGGACATCCTCCGGGAGCACCCGGGAAGCACCAACGCGCAGGTGCTGGAGGAGATGGCAAGGCGCGGATGCGGCGGCATGCACTCTTCCGCCGGGATACGCAGGGCGCTGGTCTCGATAGGGGTCATAGCCGTAAAAGCGAGAAGACCGAGAACGGCGCAGGCCGCCGAAGGGGGTGCGCAATGACGAGCACGGAACCGGTATGCGAGAGGACGGGCCTCTACACGCTGAGCGAGGCGGCGCGGATCCTCGGGATCGACAGGTCAACGGTGACAAGGGCGTGCAACCGCACGGACGGGACGCAGCTCCCCTACAAGGTGCGCAAATCCAACGGGCGCAGGGTGTTCCTCGGGCAGGATCTGATAAACTGGTGGAGGTTATGCTACTGAAATGGATTTCGCTTGCAGGGTGCACGGGTGCGCTGCTGCTGACGTTCACGGGACGCGTTTGGGCTTTGCCCCTGGCGATAGCCTTCTGGGCGGCATACGAGAGGAGAGCAAAAATGAGGGCCGCGAACCTCACGGCCGGCGACCCTCAAAACAATAATAAATAAATTCAGAAAATTTCTACAGGACACAAATTTATGGAAATTCAAATCAAAAACAAATACCTGCTTGAGATGCGGACGCTTGAGATGCAGGCGATGAACCTCTGGGAGCGCGGACGGATACGCGGCTACGAGGTGGAGAACAGCTACACGGAGACTACTTGGGTGATGCGTATCGTGGTCACCTTCCTGCCGAGGGCCGGGCGCGCCTATGATGAGGCCCTGGTGTGGTTCGCCGGGCCGCAGGGCCAGTACGACGGGGGACTCCGGGAGCGGCTGCGTTTCGAGGTCGAGAAGATGAACGTGGAAGACAAGGCCGCAAAGGCGGCGGAAGACAAAAAACTGCACATGTTATGAACAATCTGGAATATTACAACGCCTGGGCGGCATGCCCGAAGGAGGCTCAGAAGCCGATTCAGGCCGGGAAACTCAAGGGTAAGACGGACATTAACCCGATGTGGCGTATAAAGATGCTTACGGCGCAGTTCGGGCCGTGCGGCTTCGGCTGGACGACACGGGTCACGGAGCACTGGGTGGAGCATGATGGGAACGAGAGCGTGGCGTGGGTGCGTCTGGAGCTCCGGGTGCGCATCAACGGCGAATGGTCGGAGCCCATCGAGGGGGTCGGCGGCTCGAAGCAGTACGGCAAAGGCATGGGGGACGGCATCAACGACGAGGCCTTCAAGATGGCGGAAACGGACGCGCTGAGCGTAGCCTGCAAGAAGCTGGGCATGGCGGCGGACATCTACTGGGCCAACGACCGCACGAAATACAGCACGGCGGCGGCCACGGCGCAGCAGCCGGCGAAGCCCGCGAAGAAATCCCTTACCAAGGCGATGCTGGACGCCGGGCAGATCCAGAGCGTGGTGGAATGGCTCGCCAAGTACTTCGACCCGTCCACGAGGGAGTTCCAGAAGGACAAATACAATCAGCTGTGGAACAGTTACGAGTGGGACGCGCCGGAGACGTTCACGGAACTTGCGAACCGCGCGGCCAACTATGCGATAGACAATCAAAACAATAGACAATAGGATGGAAAATTTTTACAGACTCAGCGGACGTTTCGCAGAAATCAGCGATCGTCTGGACACGCTCAACGCGGAGCTTGAGCAGATGTATGATGACAACGGCGGGGAGATCACGGCCGACACTGAAGAGAGGGAGCGCGCGATAGAGGAGTTGAACGCCCTCAAGGAGGAATGCCTCCGGGACATCGTGGACAACTCGGACGCTTATGCGGAGATCGCTTTGAACAAGGCGGCGCAGAAGAAGGTGGCCGAGGCGGAGGTCAAGGCCGTCAAGGAGGAACAGAAGAAGGTGCTGGAGAAGTGCCAGGCGCGCGTCAACCGCCTTGCGCGCTCCGTGGAGTTCTGGAAGCAGAACTTCGACGAGGCCATGAGGGTTGCGGATCTGGTGAAGATAGGCGGCGCGAAGACGGGCAAGGCCCACAGCGTCTACTACACCACCACGACCCGGGTTGAGGTGGACGAGGACATGCTTTGCGCGCCTTACCTGGAACAGTTGCAGGCGTTCCGCGAGACCCTTCCGGCATGGCTGGGGGTGGAGTTCAAGGTCATCCCGGCACGGCTCAAAGGGCTGCCGGTCGAGGAAATCCCCGAGGGAGTCGGATATGTCGAATCCAAGAACGTGATGATACGATGAAACGGGATAGGTTTATAGTCATCCTTGGTTGGATGATGGATGATCTTGGATTGTCCGGGAATGATCTACTTATTTACGCCCTCATCTACGGATTCAGTCAAGATGGCAAAAACGAATATACAGGCAGTCTTGCCAAACTTGCCGAATGGATACATACATCTGATAGCCGCTGCTCTGAAAGGCTTGCGAAATTGGTGGAAAGAGGGTTGCTCAATAAGCGGGTATTTGAAATGAACGGCGTGACGCGGTGTGGGTATATGGCGGTTCCCCCTCATACCCCACCCCGAAACGGGGGTGGTACCGAAACGGGGGAGATCCCACCCCGAAACGGGGGAGGTACCCTACCCCGAAACGGGGTACAACCTTATATAAAAGATAATAATAAAGATATAAATAAAAGCAATCAATCTATCGCGGGTGCGCGCACGCGTGAGGATGAGGTTGCTGACCTCAAGAAGGAGTTCCGCGCAAAGGCGGACGCAGTGGCCGGGACAACCTACACCAAGGAGATGATGGACGCGTTCTGCGACTACTGGACGGAGCCGTACACGAACCCGGTCGGGAAGAAGTTCGTACGCTGGCAAGGGGAGAAGACGTGGGACATGGCCGCGCGCCTCAGGACATGGGCCTCAAGGGACAAGCAGTTTGCTGCCAAGGTAAGGCCGGCATACGAGCGTCCGAAGCTCCGTCCGGCGGTGGATCTGACGTTCGACTGGGAAGAGCACCGGAGGAAGATGCATGAGATATGCGGTGTAAAGGACGGGGAGGACAACGGCTATGATTACTGAGACCGAAATCCGCAAGGCCCGTATCGAATCCCGGATGCTGTCAGTGCTTTCGCCCGGCGAGCTGAAGTTGACGATCCACATGGCCGCGCGCTCCCTGCTGGTGATGTCGGGATTCACTGTAGCCGATGACCTGGCCTCCAACGCGGAAAGGATCGAGGAGGCGATAACCCCGAAGATCCGGACACGGTTCCCGGGCATGTGCGCAGACGAGATAGGCCTTGCGATAGAATCCGGGGCAGCCGGAGAGTGGGGACGGGACACGCGCCCGAATCCGGCCAACTGCCTGCGGTGGTTGGAAGCTTATGCGCAGTGCGAGCCCCGGAAGAACGTGATAACAGCCCTTTCACGCAGGCGCGGCCCGAGGCCGGAAGATCTCCTGACCCCGGAGCAGAAGGAGCGGATGAACGCCAAGGCCAGACGCGAGTCGGCACTTCGGGCTTGGGAGGACTACAAGAGGGAGGGCCGTCTGGACATTGTGACGAACGGGTTCGCGGCGATGGTGTGCGACCACCTGATGCGCGAGGGGGTGCTGAAGCCCACGCCCGAGGCCGTGGAGCAGGCTTACAGGGCGAGTCGCCTTCGCAAGGCGAGGAGCGCGGGATACGGATCGATAGCGGAGATGTTCCGGACGGTCGGCAAGGCGCAGGACGCGGACGGGATGCTGGACTGGGACTGCAAGCGCGAGCTGCTTTCGATGTATTTCGGGCATCTGCTTGCGAAAGGGGCTGAATTACGGCTATGAAGGAAACTTACCTATCCCAATACCAACTCAAGGGTATAAAGCGGAATTTGGCCATAATACGTGCCGAATCCGGCAAAAATCTGAAGATTCAGAACGCGGAGCGCCGCATAACGCTTGAACTGCGACGGTCCGAGATGAGGAAAGTTTCAAGCAAAGATGAAAAAGTTTCAAAGTGATATGGCAAGTTTCAATTCAGTGACGTTGGTCGGCAACGTGGGCGGTGACCCGAATGTCCGGCAGATAGGGGACAACAAGGTGGCGGAGTTCAGCCTGGCGACAAGTCAGCGCACGAAGGACGGGGAGACCACCGACTGGCACCGCATCGTGGCGTGGTCGCCGCGCGCGGAGATCATCGAGCAGTACGTGACGAAGGGCAGCCGCCTGCTGGTGCGCGGAAGCATCCGATACCGGGAGTACAGCACGCAGAACGGGGAGAAGCGGTATATCACGGAAATCGTTGCGCAGGAGGTGGTGCTCCTGAGCTCAAAGCAGGAGGACGGGCAGCGCGTTCCGTCCGGGCAGCCACGCGAGGCGCAGGTATTCCCGGACAAGAAGGCCGCACCTGCACCTGCACCTGCACCTGCACCAAGGCCGCAGGCTTCGAGACCGCAGGCCCCGCTCTTCGATGATGAGGGCAACCTGAATCCCGAGCCGCAGGAGAAGTCCGATGATCTTCCTTTCTGACGCCATGAAGGTCGTAGGCATCGACACCGGAAGCCACACCGCCATCGCGGTGTGGGATTCCGAGGCCGGAGTCCTGGAGACTCTGGGGACGTTCCACCTCTGGGCCGCACTGTCTTTCGTCAGTCGCCTGAACGGGTGCGCGGATGACATGCTGGTGCGGTTCGAGGACGCGAGGCAGCGGACGTGGGTGCCGTGGTATCAGGACGAGACGCGCAACCGGGGACGGGCGCAGGGGGCCGGGTACGTCAAGGCGCACTGCTCCATCTGGGCGGAGTTCCTGCAGGACAAGGGGATAAGGCACGAGGCAGTCGCGCCGCGCCGCAACGTCACGAAACTGGACGCGGAGGCCTTCCGCCGGGTCACCGGATGGGAGGGGCGCACGAACGAGCACGAGAGGGACGCGGCGATGCTGGTGTACGGATATGGAGGGAGGGGCAAGGCATGACGGTGAAGGAATTGAAGAAAGCCCTGGTGGGGCTGCCGGCAGACGCGGAGGTGTATGTGGTTCGTGATTGGGAGCGCGTAGATGAGGACGGCAATCTGGATGACCTCGCGGTGGTGGCAGACGTGCTTACGCAGAGGGTGACGGTTGACGATGGGCTGGACTTCCGGGACATCACGGAGGTGCTGCTGGAGATGAGGGAGCCGTGACGGTTCCCCGGGGCAGGAGAGGCCGCAAGGGTGCGGCAAATCAGATGTTTGTCTTCATGTTGAAAGGGGGTTCGATGCCCCGCCTGCCCGCCAAGTCCCGGCTGCGAAGTCCGGACAGTTTTCATAGCATTACTTTTTTCGTAAGCGGCCCGTCCGGATGACGGGGACACGGCGTCAATCTGTATGCAAGCGGATGCCGGACAATCCTCCGGGGGTTCGATTCCCCCGTGGCCGCCCACCGCTGTGAAGCGCAATCGACATTGTATTAAGTATGGCATTAGTTGGCGGCCCGGAAAGACGGGCAGGGCGTTGCTGGCGCATTCGGGCAGGTTCGATTCCTGCCACGCCCACTGCGGCTGCGGCCTGCCACGCAGCCGGGGATACATAAAAGCCCGGCAGGGGGCAAAGCACACTATCATTCGTTGTGAAACGCCGGAGTGCTGCGTTGTTATATGTCTTCGGGATGAGGCAGGGTGACACCGCCTCATCTCACCAACCTCCGGAAACGGAGAGGGCCGTAGGAAGCCAAGCAAGCTTGCGCCGTGAGGCGCGTGATGACCCGAACGCCGGATTTGCGGCAGTCAGTCATAAGGATTGCATCGTTTTGCATTATGTGGTTATTTGGAAAGGAGGGTTGAAGTCCCTCGCGGGTCACTGCACACAAACGTTTTTGTTATATGGAAAAGAGAATCAATGATTTGCATCTCTGCGAGAAGCTCGCAGGATGCCCGAAAGGGACAAGGCTGTGGTCACCGATGTTCGGTGAGTGCGAGTTCATCGGGCTGTCAAAGGACGTGGATGAAGACCCGGACGAAGACAAGTTCTGGGTGCGTTCCGACGAGCTGGGGTTGAACACGTTCTTCGATGACGGCCGCTTCTTCAGCACTTCCGAGGAGTGCCTCATCTTCCCGTCAAAGGACAACCGCGACTGGAGCACGTGGGTGAACCCGAAGCCGAAAGCGGAGCGGTTCGACCTGAAGACGATGAAGCCGTTCGACAAAGTGCTGGTGAGGGATGATGATAACGACTTTTGGCGGCCGGCCTTTTTCAGTGCTTTCAATTCCAGGTTCGGATATCCAGTTGCTCTTATAGGGATAGAGGATTTCATGCGCGCCGTCCCTTACATCGAAGAGACCGAAGCCCTTGTGGGCACAAGGGATGAAGCTCCGGAGTATTACAGATGGTGGGAGGACAAGGCATGATCTGTTTCGCGGTGATAATGCTCCTTGTGGCGGTGGCCACGGTGTCGGGCCTGTTGTGCTACAGCGCACGGGTGGATGTGGATGACAGTGACGAAAACAACGAAAATCATAATCAATAACGTATGGGACGTATGAAAATGGGGACGGTCATAGGTAAGCTTGACCGCAATTACAACAGCATCGCCGTGGGTGACACCATCGGCATAGAGGTGGACGGCGCGACGATCCGCTACACGGTGGACTCTTTCGGGGGCATCGTCAAGGAGGACGGGACAAGGCTTGCCCCAAAGGAATGGAAGGGCGAGGCGTTCCTCATCCTGGAGACTGGCGAGCGGAAGCCGGAATATCCGCAGGAGGATCCGGATGTGGTGACGGATCTTCAGGAGGCGGTGGAGCTGCCGCCGCTCGATCCGCTTCCGGAGGCGGAGGTGCTGGAGACGGTGCCGCCTGCCGGGGTGTCGGACATGGAGGACGAGGCGCGTGAGGTCATGGAGCAGCAGAAGGAGGAGCGCAAGGTGGCCATGGAGGGTGCGCTGGAGGAACTGCGTGCGGAACTCAAGGGGCTTCGCATGGCGCTGGCCCTCTTCGAGAGCGCGCAGAAGGATTTGGCGGCGGATGTCGGGGATGCGATATCGGCGGTGTCCTGTCTGCGTGCCGAGGCCGGGCGGCTGGAGGATTCTGAGAAGGGGCGGTCGTTGGAGACATGCACTGAGGAGGAACTGACGAATGAGCTGCAACGGCGCGGATACCGGGGCACGGTGTCCAAAATCATGAGGATGGACGAGTGACATGTTGAGCGCGGCGGACATAGCCCGTGAGTTGGCGGAGTCACGCACGGTGGAGGGGGTGGTGTGCAGGATTGCGCACCGCCCCATGTGCGATGACCTTGCCGACCTTTCGCAGCTGGTCTACGAAGTGATTCTCACCTATGACGCGGCGCGGCTCAACGACTTGCGCGACTGCGGGCAGCTGGAAAACTTTATCGCCCGGATCGTGCTCAATCAGTACAGGAGCGCGAGCAGCCCGTATCACTACATCTACCGCCGTTTCCGGAGCCTTTGCAGTCGGATCGGCCTGAGCGACTGGCCGGATGCGTGAGGACGGACGGACGCTTGCGGAGATGGTGCGCGACATCGGCATTGATTACCGCCCGGACGGGACGGTGTTCGACCCCGACCCGGAGCGCGTGTCGGTGCTCAAGGAGGTGGTGGCCGCGTTGCCGGAGGCCGACCGGAGGATGCTCTTGCTTTACGCTGAGTTCCGGTCTTACAGGCAGATGGGGGCGGCCCTGCACCTTTCGCACATGACATGTCGGCGTGCGGTGGTGCGCATCCGCGCCCGGGTGCTGGAGGAATACGCGGAGGAGATGGAACGCCGCCGGAGATTGATTGAAAACGCAAACAAATGGAAATGATATGAACATCTATTGTCAACTTTTGACAATCGCCGTGTCGGTTGTCTACGTCGTGGAGGTGTCGGGGTTCACGGAATCGTGGCGCGCCGCCCTCGCGAAACTCTTGAAGGTGGAGCGGCTTAAGGCTCTTCCGCCGTTCGACTGCGCAAAGTGCGCGGTCTTCTGGTGCTGCCTGGTCTGGTCGTTGTGTACGGTCGGGCTTCGGTTGCTTCCGGTGGCGTTCTGCTGCCTGCTTTCGTTGCTTGCTGTTCCGTTCGGGCGGATTCTCATATTCATACGTGAGGGCTTGACGGCCCTGGTGGACAGACTGATTGAAAAGATATGAGATACACTGACGAACAATTCGCGGCCCTGGCTCCGTTCGCCCGTCACTTCCGGACGGCGGTGGAGTCGCGCTGGGCGCGCAATCCGGGCCGGGAGGGGCTGCGGATCATCGGGGAGACGTACAACGCCGCCACGGGCTGCCGGGAGCGGTGGGACACAAACTGCGGGACGTGCGTGCTGCGTCTGCTGACGGAGGCCGGCGCGCTGTGGCTGGAGGATGAACGGACGCGCGGCGCGATCGATGAAGCCAACGATGCGGAATGCGTCCGAATGAGCGAGGAGGCGGAAAGGTCATGATAACGATAGGGGACATGAGCTTCGAGAGGGCGAGGCTTCCGCTCGGGGTGTTCGAGACGAACACGGGGCAGGTGGACGGCCTGCCTGCCAATCCGCGCAAGTGGTCGAAAAAGGAGGTGGAGCGGCTGGCGAAGTCGATCAGGGAGACCCCGGAGCTGCTGGAGTTGCGTCCGGTCATCGCCTTGCGTCACGGGGACGCGCTGGTGGTGCTCGGCGGCAACCTCCGTCTGGAGGCGGCGCGGCATCTGAAACTGGATTCCGTGCCGGTGCTCATCGTGGAAGACACGGTGCCGGCGGACAAACTCAAGGAGATAGTCATCAAGGATAACGGCTCTTTCGGCGAGTGGGACGCGGATCTGCTGGCCAAGGATTGGGGCGGCCTCGACCTCAAGGGGTGGGGCGTGCCGGAATGGGAGACCTCCGAACCGGATGACAGTGAGGTTGCGGAGAATGATGATTTCGACCCAGATGAGGTCGTCGGGGAATCAAGGTGTGTCCTTGGAGACCTCTGGCAGCTCGGGGAACACCGTCTTATCTGCGGTGATTCAACGGATGTGGCGGTGCTTGAAAAGCTGATGGGGGGGGGCGGAGGCAGACCTGCTGCTCACGGATCCTCCGTACAATGTCGGATATGAAGGGAAGACGAAGGACAGGATGACAATCGCGAACGATAAGATGGAAAACGGAAGTTTCTTGAATTTCCTGCGCACGGCGTTCTCCGCAGCCGCCACGGTGCTGAAAGCTGGCGGCGCTTATTATATCTGGCACGCATCGATAGAGACCGCGAATTTTCAGATGGCCGCGAATGAGGCTCTCGGGGATGTCCGGAGCATTCTTGTTTGGGTCAAGAACGTGGCCGTGCTATCGAGACAGGACTATCACTGGAGACATGAGCTCTGCCTGTACGGGTGGAAGCCGGGCGCTGCGCATTATTTCATCGACAGACATGACAGGACTACGGTGATTCCGGAACGGGAGGTGCTGGAGTCATATACGAAGGTACAGCTCTTTGAACTGCTCGAAGCCTTGTCTGGACAGGTGGAGACGACGGTCTTGGAGGAGAAGAAACCCTTGCGCAACGGTGACCATCCGACGATGAAGCCGGTGCCGTTGTTTGGGCGGCAGATCGCGAACTCGACACGGCGCGGCGAGACCGTACTCGACCCGTTCGGCGGTTCCGGCACGACGGTGGTCGCCTGCGAGCAGCTCGGGCGAAAGGCCCGGATAGTAGAACTTGACCCCCATTATTGCGATGTCATAATAGCACGGTGGGAGAAATTGACCGGAAAGGAGGCCGTGCGTCTATGAGACGGTGGTATGACCAGATGAGCACGTCTTGCGAGGGCTGCCTGCGTTGCGTCACGGGGGAGCATCCTAACGGAATGCCCTACAGGGCGTGCCGCTGGTACGGCTACATCTTCCACGAGGATTTGGAGATGACGGACGAGCCGTGCCCCCACCGGGTGACGGACGCGGTGAAGGCCGCCGCGCCGCCGCCACCGAAGTCGATACGGCAGATGGGAGGGCGGCGATGATCTACGACCTTTCACGCGACATCGACCGCAGTCGTTTCGAGGCCCGGGCCGCCGCTCTGATGAGGAAGCGCGTGGTCGTTGACCTTTCGGAGCGCACCGGACGGACAAAGGCTCAGAACCGCTATCTGCACGCCCTTTTGGGGGCTTTGGCGATGGAGACCGGGGCGACCCTCCAATACGCAAAGGAATGGTACTTCAAGCGTCTTGTGAACCCCGAACTCTTCGAGGTGAAGCGGAATGACCCGTACCTCGGGGAGGTGACGGAACTGAGGAGCAGCGCGGATCTGTCGGTCGAGGAGATGGCCCGGGCGGTTGACCGGCTGAAACGCTGGGCGGCGCAGGAGGGGATATGGCTGCCGGAGCCGGGGGACGAGGAACGGCTGAAGGAGATAGAGATTGAAATGGCCCGGATGTCGGGCTGGATTTGATGACAACGAAAATTGCAACGGAATGGCTTACAACCCGAAATGTCTTGAGAACCTGAAGAACGGGTTCCGGACGAAAGAGGCGGCGCAAAGCGCTGCCATGAGAAGTATCGAGGCGCGCCGCCGCCGGAAGAGCGCGGAGGAGATGGCGGACAAGTTTCTGGACGACCTTTCGCGCATGGCGTTCGGGAAGTCCACGCTGGACGATTTCCGCAAGCTGGCGAACGAGGCCCCCAATCAGGCGCTCCGCATCATGGCTTTGAGCCTCTGCACGCCGCGCACGGCAACGGCCACGATGCAGTGGCTGCTTGAGCGTATCAAGGGCAAACCGAAGATGCAGATAGACTCCAAGGTGGACGCCGGGGACGGACTGACCATCGTGGTGCGCTCCGAGGATGAAAAGTCGAAGGTGGAGGAGATAGGGGAGCTCGGGGTGTGATGGAGTTCTCGGGGGTGTTCTGGAAGATCTACAACGCGGCGGCGCGGAAGCCTCGCATCATAAGCCAGAGAGGGGGAACTCGTTCCGGCAAGACTTTCAGCACCCTGCAGTTCCTGCACCTGCTTGTCCCGAAAGCGGACGGGCCGGGCGATGTGACCTCCGTGGTGTCGGAGACGTTGCCGCACCTCAAGAGGGGGGCGGTCCGAGACTTCGAGCGCATCGTGGGCAGGCCGCTCGGGGCATGCCCGGAGTGGAACGCCTCAAACCTCACGTGGACGTATCCCAACGGGGCACGCCTGGAGTTCTTCAGCGCGGACAGCCCCGGCAAGGTCATGGGCCCGGCGCGCAAGCGGCTTTTCGTCAACGAGTGTAACCACATCGGTTACGAGACCTACAGGCAGATGGCCGTGCGTACCACGGGCCTCATCCTGCTTGACTACAACCCGGCAGCGGTGTTCTGGGCCATCGAGCGCGTGGAGACCCGGGAGGACTGCGTGTGCATCCGTACGACCTATCTTGATAATCGGGACTTCCTGACAAGGGAGCAGGTGGCGGAAATCGAGGGCAACAAGTCTGACGCGAACTGGTGGAAGGTGTACGGGCTCGGGGAGATAGGTACGCTGGAGGGGACGGTGTACGACTTCGACACCATTGACGAATTGCCGGAGGAGCGGTCATCGCTTATCGAGGTGCAGGGGTTGGACTTCGGATTCACGAACGATCCGACCGCGCGCGTGCAGGTGCTTGCGGATACCGGGCGAAAAACGCTGTATTGCCGCCAGAGGTGCTACCGGACGCGCATGCTGAACTCCGACATCATAGACGACCTCAAAGGCGACAAAATCGGCCCTTATGTCGAAATTTTCGCGGATTGCGCTGAACCGAAGTCGATAGAGGAGATACGGAGGGCCGGATTCCGCGTTGTGGCCTGCGACAAGGATGCGCCGGTGAAGTCCGACAAGCTCGCGTTTCAGCTTCAGTGGATGCGCGGCTGGCGGTTGCTGGTGACGAAGGACAGCCTCGACCTTATCAACGAGTTGCGGAATTACACGTGGGCGCAGGACGCGGACGGGAAACCGCTGAACTATCCGATAGACAGGTTCAACCATCTGCTGGACGCGCTGCGGTATGCGGTGTGGACGAAGTTCGGCAGGGACGCCGGACGGGGGCAGTACAGGATAACCATCAAAAAGAATAAGTATGGACATTATTGACAACTGGAAGGCGCTCCCAATCGGGCGCTATCTTGAGATCTGCCGGGAGGGGCAGCGCAAGGACATCGATGACGTAGAACGGCAGGCACGTGCTATCGCAATCCTCACGGGACGGCACCCGGAGGAGATTCTGAACCTGCCACTGGCAGAATACCGGTCGCTCTCGGAGCGGTCGGCTTTCCTGCTCAAAGTCCCGGAGCATGTCGGAGGCCGGGCGGCGCAGGTTTACAGGGTGGGCAAATGGGATCTTGTCCCCGTATCGGATCCGTCAAAGATCACGGTCGCGCAGTACGTGGATTTCCAGCAGTTCTGCACCGACCCGAGGCATATCGTGGAACTGTTGTCGGTGCTCATGGTGCCGAGGGGGCACGGGTATAACCAGGGCTACGACATCGCGGAGGTGCAGGCGGAGATCCGCGAACACATGAGCGTGGAGGAGGTGCTCCGGGTGTCCGGTTTTTTTATAATGAAATTCGCCGGATTAATTCGGGATTCCCTGGACTTTTCGGTGAGGGCGGCGCAGGAGATGCCGGGGACGGAGGAGGAGCGGACGCGGAAGACGGAGGAGGCCCTGAAGATACGGGCGGCGTGGAACCGTTTGACCGGAAATGGGGATGGATCGCCAATGTCGACGCGGTCAGCGAGACGTGCCGGTGCAGTTGGGAGGAGGTCTGGAAGATGACCGCGATGGAGTTTTTGAACATCATCTGCTACCGCCGCGACAGGGCGGAGCGTGACCGCATAGCACTTGAGCGATGGAGACGCAGGCATTGAACACGAAGACGCTTTTCAGTGCGGAGAACCTGAGGGCGGTGCTCGGCGAGATGGCTAAGGACATGGCCGTGAACTACCGGGAACAGCTGCAACGGAGCGGCCGGCCGGCGTCCTGGAACTTGTACAATTCGGTGTCGGGCCGCGCCGTGGTGGACGGGCACGTGTGGGAGGTGCAGCTCTCCCTGCTGGAGTACTGGAAGTACATCGAGTACGGGACGCGTCCCCACTGGCCGCCTGTATCGAAGATTCTTGAATGGGTGAAGGTGAAGCCCGTCATCCCTCATCCGGACAAACACGGCCGCATCCCGTCACAGAAGTCCCTCGCTTACCTCATCGCCCGGAAGATCTCAAGGTTCGGGACTGAGGGGAAGCCTGACCTCAAGAACACGGTGGACAAGCTGTTGTCGTGGTATATGGAGAAGATCTCTGAAGCATTGGCACGGGATGCCGCAGGGTTTGTGCATGCCGTTTTCGGCGGCGATGCGGCGGTTTGAACGGGCGCGGTGAGGTACAACTCCACCGCGTTCCATATTCCCCGTAAAAACGAGATATGACACCAATTTGGAAAGATACGGACATAAGCGCCGGGCCGTCCGGAAAGGCGTATTGGACGCGCATCCGGAAGGACAGCGCCACGGGGGATATCATATTCCGCGGGCGCACCACGGAATATACGAGAGATGTGCGGATGAACGGTGTATGCGCCGACTACCTGAAGACGGGCCTGCCGATGATAGACGAGAAGGAAGAGTTCACGGCGCGCAACCCCGTGGCGTTCGTGCTGCAGTCGAGCGCGGACGGGGGCACATGGGAGGACAAGGGGATGGTGGAGTTTTATCCGAACTGGAGTTACGACTGGGAGTTCATTGAGGGGGACAAGGCCCTAACCATGGCCCCGTCCCGGGAGGTGACGCTCGGGCAGTACCTCATGGTCACGGTGATGTATGCGGACGGTGCGCCGGCATCTGCTAAGCTGACGCTGAAAGGTACGCGCAAGGACGGGACGGTGTACACGCACTCCATGGACGTACCGGAGGGCACGAAGACGGGGACGGGTGTGTTCACCCTTTCGCAATTCGCGTCCGTGGGTGATGTGCTGGAAGTGGCCGGGCTGAAGTTCCGAGTGACAGATGCCTGCACTCGCTATGTGCTCCACTGGTTCAATGATTACGGCGGCTGGGAACAGATGCCCGTCAGGAATGGCGCGCCGCAGTCGGACGAGGTGACGCGGTATACGGTGCAGACCGGGAAGAAGAACTCGGCCGGTTGGTTCGGCACGACACGCGCGATCCGCGAATATGCCAACGGATCCGTCCGGAAGATGACGCTTGGGACGGGATGGCTGGATGACGCAGGCTCGCTTCGGATGCGCGGCCTTTTCAACTCCACGGACGTGCTTCTCTTCGACACGCAGGCGGCGGTCGAGGAGGGGCGGTTTATCCCCCTTGTCCTGACGGGCGACAGCATGGAATACAAGACGTTCAAAAGCAACGGCGGCAACCTGGTGCGTTATGACTTCGAGGCGCAGGTGGCCCTCAATTTCTCAAGGCGATGCGGTCAGTGACGTTGTACATATCCGGGAAACGCGCGGATCTCGATGACGCGTCTTTCCTGCTGCTGAACTGGACGCAGGACGAGGCCTCAAGCCCGGCCACGGTGCGGAACTCCTACAGCCAGTCTGTTACCTTGCGGGCCACGCCGGCAAACAATGCGATTTTCGGATATTTCTTCCGTCCCGACCGGGTGACGGCAGACGGGGGCTTCGACCCCCTCGCCCGGACGGACTACGACCTGATAACGGAGACGGGCGACCGCGTGTCGAAGGGCTACCTCAAGCTTGACAGCGTGGCCACCGGCCCGGGCGGCATAGCGTCCTATTCCGTGACCCTTTATGGCGGTCTGGGCGGATACTTCTATGCGTTGACGAACCGCACGGACGGGCAGAAGAAGAGCCTCGCAGACATGCGTTGGGTGCTTGAAGATGACGTTCTGGATTTGGATGAGGGTATGTCGATGACGGCGGGGACGATTAAGAAAGCATGGGCGAGGCTGGGCGGATCCACCGCTTATTCGATATTCGACATCTTCAATTTCGCTCCGTGCCTGAACGGAATTCCGGAGAGCGGATTTGACGCGAAGCACGCGGTGTACCGGGCCGGGAACACGTTTAAGGGGCAGGGATACGCCGGGCTTTATGTCTCAAAAGACGTGGATGGGGCGACTTATACTGCAGCGACAGACGATACGATACTCTTGAACCTGCCGGAAGCCGCGACGGAGTGGGAGGTGCAGGACTTGCGCGCCTACCTTCAGCGTCCGGTGCTCCGGCTCAGGGAGTTCCTGCGTTCGCTGGAGCATTTCTCCCAAGCCGACACAGGTTATACACTTGTTCTTGATTCCGCCACGTTCGGCGGCAAGGATAGGTGGCTGGATGACGTGTGGCTGACGCTGCCTCTGTTCGACCGCGAGAGTTTCGATCCTGCCACGGCGACCATCACGCAGATCATGAAGGGGACGCCTTCCCCGGGGGAGGTACTGGTGTCGGTGGCCAAGGCAATGGGCTGGATGTTCGTCTACGATGACGGGGATGCGACCGTCACCCTGATAGACCGGAGGCTCTACTACTTGAACAATGGCGCAGATGTGATAAATCTTGAGGGGCGTGTCGCCGGGGACGTGACGATAGAGCCGAACCTCATGGACAGGCGGTTCTACACCTTCGGCTATAAGGAGGTGCCGGGGGCTTTCTCGGCGCAATATGAGGAGACCTACGGAGTGCAGTACGGAGCGCAGCGCGTCAATACCGGCTACGGATTCAGTGACGAGGAGACGGCGGTGATGGACGGGACGATGCTGAGGGGGGCTGCTGATGTGCTGGACACGGATGACCTGTATTTCTATATCGCACATGCGTATACGACTGGACAGGGGGCTGACATATTGTCGTACCAGTTCAAGTTCGCATACAAGGGCGGCGTGACGTGGTATCTGTACAACGCGGAAAAGGGCACGATAGAGTGTTCAGCATATACGTCCACGACACCGGCGCAGATATATTACGACAACCAGGACAAGGGTCGGCATTTCATGGTGTTGCCGCAGTTTTGCGATGACAGCCGCAAGGCGGAGGACGGCTCGATGTGCCTGCTTTTCTTCGACGCGTTTGCTGACGTGCCGAAATATTCGGCTGAAGACAACATATACCTGCGTCTGCATCTGTCAAACGATACCGAAACGATGCTGTATCTCAATGACTATGTACCGTGTTGGAACGTGACCCTCGAGGCATCCGATGACGTTGTGGAGGTGACGCGGCTCCCGTCCTTCCGCCGCTGGAAGGTGAATGACGAGGACGCGGCCTCCAAGGGCGTGCCGACCCTCGACTTCGGCGTGCCGCAGGCGGTGGGCTTCCCGGATCCGCCGGAAAAGGTGGATACGCTCTATGATGTGTCATGGCGCGACTACGTGTCAGACCGCTTTGACCGGGACACAAAGGTGCTCCGGGCGAAAGTCGACCTTTCCGGGCTTGAAGTCGGGGGCTCGCTCCTGCGACGCTTCTACACATGGGGCGGTTGCCTGTGGAGCCTGAACAAAATCATCAATTACAGCTTGACAACGGATGACCTCACGGAATGCGAATTCGTGCAGGTGAAGGATATTACAAATTATACGGGATAGGCTATGGCGGAGAACACGGTTGAAACGGTAACGATACTTAAGGTTGACACGGGCGAGGCAGTCCAGAGCGTCAACGGTTTGCGAAGTAACATAAAGATCCTTAAAGACCGGCTGGGCGAGCTGGAGATAGGGTCGCAGGAATATCAGGAGACCCTCGGCGAGCTGAAGGTCAACCAGAACGCGCTCAAGGACGCGATGTATGCGTCATCCGCGTCCATGGACGATCTCGCGGCGGCGGCCACGGGCACGAGCGAGACCTACAACTCGCTGGTGCACCGGATGGCCTCCCTCAAGGAGGCGCTGAGGGCAACGGATGTAAGCACGGAGAGCGGCAAGCAGCGGTTCAAGGAACTTGCCGACCAGGTCAACGAGGTAAACGACCGTCTCAAGGAGATGGACGCGATGCAGGGGAACTATCAGCGCAATGTGGGCAACTATACGAGCGCGCTGACGAACCTCGGGGACATCCTCAAGAGTGTGCCGCCGACCCTCGGAAGTACGAAGGAGCAGCTGGGACGGGTCGGGGAGACGCTGGGGCTGATAGGAAAGCAGCCGGTGCTTGCGATCATCGGGCTTATTGCCCCGATTCTGATGAAAATCACCGAGAGCCTCAAGGACAATGAGACGGTGCTCGCGGCGGTGGACAAGGCCATGGCCGCGCTCCAGCCGATCATAGACCTCATCGGGGTCGCGCTTCAGAAGGTGGCGGAAATCGTGGCGAAGGTCATCGGCTACTTCACGGAGATGGCCGGGGAGTCCGGGGAATCATTCAAGAAGATCATTGCCGGGGCGGTGGGTGTCGGCAATACGATCCTCCAGTTCATCCTCACTCCGGCCCGTTCCGCGATAGCGGCAATAAAGGGGCTGGGCGAAGCCGCGAAGAACCTTTTCAAGGGCCAGTTCAAGGAGGCAGCCGCGAGCGCCGGGGAGGCGTTCAAGGGTATCGGGGAGGCGTTCAAGAAAGGTTTTGACTTTGCCGACAACTTCAAGGTCGGGCAGGAGGCCGGGGAGAAGTTCGCTGCCGGGTTGGGCTCTACGAAGAAGAAAGCCAAGGATGCGGCGGCGGAGGTGGCCAAGGCGGCTGAAGACGGGCTGAAACTGACTAATGTGACCGATCAGATGATCAACGCCACGGACGCGACCGTTGCGAAACGCATCGAGGCACAGAAGGCAGCCGCCGAAGAGATGAAAGAAATCAATGCCGCTATCCAGGAGGACACGGATGAGACGATGGCATACGTGGACGGGGTTCTCGGGGAGATAGATACTCAGCAAGAGCAGGCGGTGGCCGCGATGGCCGAACGGATGAAGCAGCGGCAGACGGTGATGCAGGGTGTGGTGTCCGCCACGTCTTCTATACTGGGAAGCATCGCGGACATGTATGAGGCAAACGGAGATGAGTCCGTGGAGCAGGCGGAACGTATCAAGGCCATGCGCATAGCGTCCGCGACCATCGATACCATCAGCGGCGCGATAGCGGCGTATACTGGCACTATAGAGGCCGTTCCAGGCCCTGCAGGAATTATCCTCGGTGCGGTGCAGGCGGCCGCCGTCACGGCGGCCGGGCTGGCCCAGATCGCGCAGATCCGGAACACGTCCGTCACGGGCGACAGCTCCGGGAGCACGGGCTCAGCGTCTTCCATATCCTCAAGCGGAACAACCGCGACTTCCGCCCTGGAGGCCGTGAACGCGGCCACGGGCGCGGATGCCGAGGAGCGGCTGAACGAGATGACGGCCACGACCTCGGCAAGGCAGGAAGCCCCGGGGACGGAAGATGTACAAGCCTCGGCGCAGGTGCAGGCCCCGTCCACGTCACCGAGGGTAGAGACGGTACGAAACGTCACCACGGAGAGCGAGGAGCGGCGCGCGGATGCGGCGGCAAGTCCGCAAAGGGTGTATATCCTTGCGTCCGACCTTCAGGCGGAACGGAATGCGGCAAGGACGCGCATCGCGGAGACGTCCTTCTGATGATGCCCCGGGTGTTACAACTCGGGGTCTTTGCATATTCACCCCGTAAAAACGGCATAGAATGGGCGATTTGGCGACCATAAACGGGATTCCGGTGTATGATGCCCGTGTCGGCTCTGACGGCACGGGGATGCTGCGTATTTCGCTCGTGGACGACCCGGCGGTGTGCTCCGGGTTCGTGGCCATGGCGGCGGAGCGGAAAAGGCAGCTCTACCGGGTCGAGGATGAGGAGCGGCGGCTGGTATTCGGCGTGGTGATGCGCGCCGACTTCCCGATATACCGCCGTGACAATAGGGACGGCGAGTACTACGTCATCTACCGTGGGGACACCATACGGCAGATGGCTGAGCAGTACCTTGCGGACGGGAGACAGAACGAGGTGAACCTCATGCACAAAGATGGCAGCGGTGTGGACGGCGTGCAGATGGTGCAGTGGTTCATTAAGGATGGGACGCGCGGGCTGAGTCCGGACGGGTTCGGCGACATCGCAGACGGGTCGCTCTTTGCCGAGTTCCATGTCACCAACGATGACGTGTGGGATGAGGTCAAGGCCGGCACTTACAAGGGCTTCAGCCTTGAGGGCGTGTTCGACTTCGTACCTGATCGCAACCAGGACAGGGTAGACAGGGATGCGGCCCGTGCCGGGGAGTTCGGAAGGCAAACCAATTTCGTAAAAATGAGAATATCGAAAATCAAGGCTGCGCTGGTCAAGGTGCTTGCGCAGTTCGGCAGCGTGACGACCGACAAGGGCGTGCTCGTCTGGGACGGTGACGAAGACCTGAAAGAGGGAGACGCCGTCTCAGTTGAAGCCGAGGACGGGTCTACATCGCAGGCCGGGGACGGGGAATACAAGACCCCCGACAACAAGACCATCGTAGTCGCGGACGGCAAGGTGGCGGAGATCCGCGATCCGGAAGCCGAAGTCGCCCCGGCAGACGGGGAAGCTGAAGAGTTCGGCAGCGTGGACACCGACAAGGGCCGTCTGGAATGGGACGGGGACGGCGATCTCGCAGCCGACATGGCCGTATACACGGCCGGTGAAGACGGGGAAAGGGCCGCAGCTGCTGATGGGGACTACGTGACCGCTGACGGCAAGGTGATCCGCGTCAAGGACGGCAAAGTCACGGAGATTTCCGATGACCGCGCCGAGGTGGCCGCAAGGCGCATGCGTCAGGCGTATGAAATGACCTACGATGAGAAGGTGGCGCAGCTCGTTGAAGCCGTGGCCGCGAAAGGCTATGCGGATTTCTATGTCGCCGAGGCCGCCGATGATCATGTGGTCATTTGCACTTATGACGAGGAGTACAACCCGAAATATGTGCGTATCGCCGTGTCACGCGGCGAGGATGATTCCGTGGAACTGGGGGCCGAGACCGAGGTGAAGCCGGCGTTCGTGCCGGTGGACTACGACCCGGATGCGGCGGCTGGCGAAAACGCCGAACTCCGCAGGCAGGTCGAGGAACTCAAGGCGCAGCCGCTGGCAAAGCCGGTGAAGGAGGTTGTTCAGACCGCGCAAAAATACGCCCGTACAGGAAACAAGGGGCTTGACCGGCTGGCCTCGATACTGGAAGCCGGAAAATAAGTGAAACAATCAAACCATCGAGAAATATGGCAAATGTAAATTTTCTTGTGAGCTCGTTGCCTGACTATGTTCAGACCAACCGGGACATCCTTCTGAAGACTTTCGCCCTCGCCGGCAGCGGCACGCGCGAAAGGATGACTATCCAGACGGGCGTGAAGCTGAACGCTTATGTCAACTTCCTTGACATCGACCCGACACTCCAGGACGGCAGCGCCTGCGGCTTCAGCGCCGACGGATCCGCCGAACTCTCACAGCGCACCATCAACGCCCCGAGCATCAAGGTGGACATGGAGATCTGTCCGCGCACCCTCGTAGGCAAGTACGCTGAATACCTTGTGCGCAATAACGCCAACGCCGAAAGCCTGCCTTTCGAGGCCGAGGTGCTCCAGGGCGTGACCGATGTCATCAATACCAAGATTGAGAAGCTCATCTGGCAGGGTGACAAGACCAAGACCGATGACGCTGACCTCAAGTGGATCGACGGCCTCCTGAAACTCATCGCGGCGGAAAATACCGCGAAGAAGGTATCCATCGCGTCCGGTTCATCCGCTTACGCCGGACTGATCTCCGTGTTCAAGGCCATTCCGGCCGAGGCGCGCAAGAGGGGCGCTTCCATCTTCGTGGCTCCGGAGATCTTCGACCAGTTCGCGCTTGAACTCGTGGCCGCGAACCTCTACCATTACAGCGGCCCTCAGGACGAGGAGCCGCAGGAGATCGTGCTTCCGGGCACCGCTTGCCGCATCGTCAAGACTTACGGGCTCGAGGGTTCCCTCAAGGTTGTCGGCACTTTCGCTCGCAACCTCATCTACGGCACCGACATGCAGGGAGACGAGGAGGACGTGCGCCTGTGGTACTCTCAGGACAACGACACCTTCCGCCTCAAGGTTCTTTGGAACTCCGGTGTACAGGTAGCGTTCCCTGACCAGTGCGTGATAGGCACGTTCGCCGCCGCCCCGGCAAGTCCGGCAGGCGTGGAGAGCATCGCGGCCAACGTGGCCAAGCTCGCTGACGACAAGCACGTGTTCACCACCAAGGCATCGGCTTAGTAACAAGAATGTTTAACAACTTTTCGTAGGCGAGGGGCGGGGCCGGTGCCCTGCCCCTTTGTTTATGAGACCAAATAAGCAAAATATGAGTTGTACACAGACCCTCAGCGGCATCGCCCGCGATTGCGCCCCCTCTATGGGCGGCATAGTGGAGGTATACATCGCCAATGCGGCGGACGTGTCCTCCGTGACCGTCAAGGACGGCAAGATAAACGCCATAGCCATGGCGGCTTCGGCCAAGTTTAAGGGCTACAGCTTTGCGCGTCAGGCCGGCAGTCTCACTTCGACCTACACCATCGACAATGCCAACGGGGTGACTTTCGTGCAGAGCGACCTTGTGCTCCCCTTCAACCGGATGGAGACTGCGAAGCGCGTGGAGATTTCCGCCCTTGCGGCAGGTGAACTGGCCTGCATCGTCAAGGATGCAAACGGCCTTTACTGGTATCTCGGCAAGGATGAGCCGGTATTGGCTTCCGCCGGGGACGGCCAGACGGGGACGGCGCGCACCGACCGCAACGGCTACAGCATCACCCTGCAAGATACGTCCCTGGAGATGCCGCTGGAAGTCCAGACCGGAGAGGGCGGCGTGGACATTTCCACAATCACTGACTAAACTTCGTTTCCCTTTTCTTTTATGTTGGGGCGGCCTTGAGGGGCCGCCCTTTGCAGTTACGAAAATCAGCGTATGAATACCCATAGGAAAAAGATGATCTATTTGAAAAATACGGCAGACCGGCAGGAGGTATCCCTCCCTTTGGTCGTGGCAGGCATCCCGGCGCGGCTGGTGCTTACAAGCGGCATCGATCACCGCGCGTATGAGCTGGCGGCGGAGGTGCTGGAAGAAAACACGCTTGGGTGGGTGCTTGCGGTGTCCCTCCCGGAGACGCGCAAGGCGTGGGAGATACCGGACGGGGAATGGGATTACCGCCTGAAGGATGGAGACGGCAGGACGCTCGGTACAGGCGTGGCCGTGGTCGGGGACTACAATGCCGACCGCTGGGTGAATGAAGACAACGAGATAATTTACAAGCAATATGGCAACGACTAAAACAAGACGCAAGGCGGTGAGTTTCGCCGCGCTTGATCCCTATCTGGAGACCAACATAGTGTCCCCGAGGGAGAAGGTGGCGCAGGGGCGTGACGGCCTTGTGGAATGGGGGGACGGAAACGTGTACCCCGAATACCTGACCGAGCTCTATGACAACGTGCCAACTCTTCAGAGCATCATAGACGGGACGGTGGACTTCATCGCAGGCGATGACGCTTCCATCCTGCCTTTGCGTGACGGGATGGCCCCGGGGGCAGTGAACCTGAGGGGCGACACTATCGCGGAGCAGCTGAGGGACATCGCCACGGATCTGAACCTGTACGGGGGCTTTGCCTTGCAGGTCATCAGAGGAAGGGACGGGCGCCCCTCCGAGGTCTACTACATCGACATGCGGCGGATCCGCACGAACAAGGACAACTCCGTGTTCTGGTGGTGTGAGGACTGGACAAAGCGTGCGGCCCATGAGACCGTCCGTTATCCGGTGTTCATGCCGTCCCTTGAGTGGGGGACGTTGGATGAGGCCGGGCGGAACCTGCACGCCTCAAGTATCCTGTTCGTGAAGTCCGTCCGGCGCAAGGTGTACCCCATCCCGAAGTTCGCGTCAGCGGTCAAGGCCGGGGAGATAGAGCGCGGCATCGATGACTTCCACCTCAATTCCCTTGACAACGGCTTCACGAGCTCGCAGATCGTGAATTTCAACAACGGCGACCCCGGCGATCAGATGAAGGAGCAGATCGAGGACGAGTTCACGGAAAAGTTCAGCGGACACGCCAACGCCGGGCGGATCCTCTTTTCCTGGAACAACTCAAAGGATACGGCCACAACCATCGAATCCCCGACCGTGGAGGATTTCGGGGACAGGTACAAGGCCCTCTCCGAGCGGTCGCGCCAGCAGCTTTTCACGGCGTTCCGCGCGAATCCGAACCTCTTCGGCATACCGACCGAGGGCAACGGGTTCGCAAATGAGCAGTACGAGGAGAGTTTCCGCCTGTACAACCGCACGGCGGTGCAGCCGATGCAGCGGATGATCTGCGACGCTTATGACCGCATCTACGGTCAGCAGGGGGTATTGACCATAACGCCGTTCACCCTTGAGCGCGGCGGCGAAAAGGAGGTGCGGTGATGGCGGCGCAGATTGAGATACTCCTGACTTCCGAGAAGTTCGTGAAGTCGGTGACCAGCATCAGCGACAACCTTGCCGGTAAGTACCTCCTTCCGGCCATCCGGGAGGCGCAGGACACGCAGCTGCGGAACGTGCTTGGAGACGCCCTTCTGGCACGCCTGAAGACCTTGGTGAGGGCTGACTTCAACGAAGACTTCAATGACGATTTCTTGGCCGCCTATGAGGGCAGCGAGCCGGACTACCGCGACCTGCTGCGGCGATGCCAATATTTCCTTGCATATACCGCCGTGGTGGAGGTGCTCTGGAAGGTATCTTTCAAGGTAGCCAATTTCGGGGTGGTCAGGGACACGGATACGAACCACCAAGGGGCGACCGTGGAGGAACTGAGTCGGACTCAGTCTTATTGGCAGGCGAAGGCGGACGGGTGCTGCCTGGATCTTCAGAACTGGCTTCTGGACAACCGGGCGAAGTTTCCGGAGTTAACGGACGCGCAGTGCGCCCGTATCGGATCGAACCTCAGGAGCGCGGCCACGTGCGGCGTATGGCTCGGAGGCCCGCGGGGCAAGCGCAGGGGAGGGCGGTGCAGATGACGCTGGCAGAAGTGGTAGCCGTGCTGGAACGCGCGGCAATGGCGCAGCCGGCGGTGGAGACGGTGATGCCGCAGGACATCTTCCGCCTATCCTCGTTGCCGGCGGTGCGTTACGGGGTGTTCGGGTGGACGCAGGGGACGCACACCGTGCAGGCAGGGAGCGCGATGGTATCCTATGCGTTCACGATCTTCTACATCGACCGGCTTACGCCGGACAAGTCCAACGAACTGGAGATCCAGTCGGTGGGTATCGATGTCCTTTCCGACATATTGAGGGCCGTGGACGGTGACGGGCGGCTCTTTGTGGATGGATCCGTCACTTTCCAGACATTCGACCAGAGATTTGCCGACGAGTGTGCCGGCGTATTTGCAAATGTGTATATCAGAGCTAATCAAGGCACTTTGTGCGCTGAAAATCAATAACAACTATCAGGATATGAACTACTCGAAATTAGTGGCGGCGATTGACGACCGCATCAAGGCAAACGGACGGCGCGAAATCACCGGCCAGACGCTTCATGACGTTCTGGAGGCAATGGTCAGGAGCCTCGGGGCAGGCTATCAGGTGGCCGGGGTGCTCGGTGTCGATGACGACCCGGGGACGCCTGACCAGCGGTTTGCATGGCTGGCGGCTGAGCCGGGCGTGTACCGGCATTGCGGCGGCCTTTCGGTGACGGAGCTCTCGTGGATCATCTGGGGCGGCGAATGGATCGTCAAGCCGATGGACGTGCCTTTCGGCGTGTCGGTCAAAGAATGGATACGCGAGGCGGTGGAGGAGGAGCGGACGCGCGCGATGATTGCGGAGGCACTGCTTCAGAAGAACATCGACACCGAGGCCGCGGCACGCGAGGATGCTGACACGGCGTTGGGCGCGCGCATCGACAAGGAGGTTGCCGACCGGGAAAAGGCCGTGGCGGATGAGGCGGCAGCCCGTGAGGCGGCGGATGTGGCCCTTGGTGGCCGTATCGACAAGGAGATAGCCGACAGGGAAGCCGCCGTTGCCGCTGAAGCGGATGCCCGGGACAAGGCGGACAAGGTATTACAGGCCAATATCGACAAGGAGCAGGAACGCGCGGAGGGCGCGGAAAGCCAGTTGCGCACCGACCTCAATGCAGAGGTGGCGGAACGCAAACAGGCGATAGCGGACGAGGCGGCGGCACGCACCGCCGCTGACACGACACTGGGAAAGAGGATAGACACCGAGACCTCCGAGCGGAAAGCGGCGGACGCGGCTGAGGCTGAAACCCGTGAGGCGGCGGACACTGCGTTGGGTGGCCGTATCGATACGGAGACGCAGGCGCGCAAGGACGCTGACGCGGCGGAAAAGGCCGCCCGGGAGAAAGCGGTGGCCGATGAAAAGGCGCGCGCGGAAAAGGCCGAGCAGGCCAACGCGGCGGCGATAGCCAAGGAGGCGGAAGACCGCGAGGCGGCCGTGACGGCTGAAGCCACGGCGCGCGAAGCGGCTGACACGGCCTTGGGCGGACGTATCGACACGGAGGTGAACGACCGCACCGCCGCTGACACCGCCTTGGGCAAACGCATCGACACGGAGGCCGACACCCGGGACAAGGCCGATGAAGCATTGCAGACCGCCATCGATGCCGAAGCAGCGGCAAGGGAAGCCGCTGACACCAAGGAGGCGCAAGACAGGGCGGCGGCGGTCACGGCTGAAGCCAATGCACGCACGGCGGCGGACACCGCCCTCGGGGGACGTATCGATACAGAGATAAGCGACCGCAAGGCCGCCGATACCGCCTTGGGCACTCGTATCGACACCGAAATCACAGACCGCAAAGCGGCTGACAACGCTCTGCAAACCGCAATAGACGGCAAGCAGGCAACTCTCGTTTCCGGCTCGAATATCAAAACCGTCAACGGCAACTCCCTGCTCGGCTCGGGGAACCTCGAAATCAAGGCCGGCCCGGACATCGACACCTCCATGCCTGCAACCCCTACCGATACCAAGGTGCCGTCCACAAAACTGCTCAAGGACTACGTGGACGGGCTTGTGGCTGACTTGCAGGCGCAAATAGATGACTTGAAATATGGGGAACTCGCAAAGCCGCTGACGTTCACTATACAGGAGGATGGCACTGTCGTATGGAAAACAACCAATGCAAATATAGCGAAGACGATTCAGTACTCAAAGAACGGAGGTGAGTGGACAGATCTCACTGCAACCACTGGCGGCGCATCTATAGATGTCGTTGCCGGTGACATTCTGAGGTTCAAAGGAAATAATAGTAGTTATGGAAGCGAATCGGACTCCAACTTCTTCGGCGGAACAGCGAAATTCGCGGCGCGCGGCAACATCATGAGCCTTATAGATGGAGACAATTTCAAGGACTTGAAGACCATAACAGCATCTTTTGCATTTGCCTCCATGTTCCGCGGCTGCACGGGGTTGACATCCGCGCCGGCACTCCCTGCCACCACGCTGGCAAACTCCTGCTACTACTCCATGTTCCGCGGCTGCACGGGGTTGACGCAAGCGCCGGAGCTCCCTGCCACCACGCTGGCGAGCTACTGCTACAACTCCATGTTCAGCGGCTGCACGGGGTTGACGCAAGCGCCGGCACTCCCTGCCACCACGCTGGCAAGCGATTGCTACAACTCCATGTTCAGCGGCTGCACGGGGTTGACATCCGCGCCGGCACTCCCTGCCACCACGCTGGCGAACTCCTGCTACAACTCCATGTTCAGCGGCTGCACGGGATTGACATCCGCGCCGGCACTCCCTGCCACCACGCTGGCAAGCGATTGCTACAACTCCATGTTCCGCGGCTGCACGGGGTTGACATCCGCGCCGGCACTCCCTGCCACCACGCTGGCAAGCGATTGCTACAACTCCATGTTCCGCGGCTGCACGGGGTTGACATCCGCGCCGGCACTCCCTGCCACCAAGCTGGCGAACTCCTGCTACTACTCCATGTTCTACGGCTGCACGGGGTTGACGCAAGCGCCGGCACTCCCTGCCACCAAGCTGGCAAGCTACTGCTACAACTCCATGTTCAGCGGCTGCACGGGGTTGACGCAAGCGCCGGCACTCCCTGCCACCACGCTGGCG